GCGCGGGAGAAGCATCGTCTTTCAGGACAAGCCCCTTCAGGTTGTTGTCCACGATCAAATCGTCCTGGGTGTCAACCCCCGTGGTGGACCGCTGCTCCGAATTCAACGGGAAGAAAGAATACTCGAGGGTGTTCCAATCGCTGATGCCATCCCCGATCTTCACGCGCGCCGTGTCGGACTCGTAGCCGATCATCCCAAGCGGCAGGACAGGGTTGATCTGCACCCACTCCGCGGCGGTCGCTTGTCCTCCCTGGACGGATCCATAGGAGGCCGTCGATCCCGGCCCAAGGCGAAACCCGCCTGTTCCCCAGGTGGTCATTGATTCACGATGTAGAATTCAACGTCATCAGCCGGCGTAGCGGTCAGCGCGGCAGACAGCGTGATAACTTTTGAGGTTCCGTTGTACGCCGAGATTCGACGAACCTCGTTGATGAGAGCTCCGCTGGCGATTTTCAGGTACGACCCGACGCAGTACGAATCGACGGCGCTGGTCAAGTCGGTTAGAAACGAAGTCGCTCCGTTGCCGGCGTCCGTCGCCACTTTTCCATACTCGAACGGAAAATTCGTGGCGATTTGATCGCCCACAACAAGAAGGTCGAGAGAATCCGGAAGGGTGTCACTGGCCGGCGCCGGAGATCCTCCCGCCTGTTTATAGAAAAACACCTTGTACCATCCGGGCTCCCAGGCCGTCCGAGATTCCGAAATCTCGTACAACCCCTTGATCGTGCCGTCCTCCGCGAGCTCGTCGTACGGATCCGCGGGCGCAGAGGCGAAAGCTCCGTCAGCGTCGTTCAGGAGATAGCCATCCACTTCGCGCCGGATGATGCAGTAAACGGTCGATCCGGTGACGATCTTCGTCGTGCCGAGCTTCTTGACGTTCGCCATTTATTTACCCCTTACCACATCCAGTGGATTCCCATGGTTCCGCGATATGTTCCCTTTAGAAAACCTGGATCCCCAGGGCCGAATTCATAGGCTCCAATATCCGGAGCAGACCCTTGCGGAACAACCATTCCCCGATAATCCTCCGTCAGCCCCACGTCCACGCCCGCGTTGATCGCGGGGGAACCGGATTGGAGGTGGTAGTCGGTTGCCGACACAAAAAGGGGATCTGCCCCCCCAAATGTCGTATTGCCTCCATCGGTGTATGTGCCGTCTCCGGCCGCCGCAGCGTCTTGGAATAAGTCGTAATCCCCCGCTATTTCCTTATCCGCCGCTATTGTTATGTCGGTACCGTCACCATTCCAGAATATATTGTTCTTAACAGTTGCGTTGTCTAAGGCGTTGATCCCAACGGTATTGTTATAGAATGTGTTATTGTATAGATACGCCCCGGCAACGTCTGTCTTTACTGCTTCCGCCGCACCGTTAAATATGGAGTATTTAATCACTCCACCATTGGAACTTAAATAAACTTTGTTTGTTTGATTTAGTCTTGAGAGCGTTACGTTATCCGCAATCACCCTTATTGTGAATCCGTTGTCTGGATCAGTTGAAGACAGGACTACATCGTCCCAAAACAAGGTGTCTCCGGTTACTACCGTAGCACCACCAGCCCCCCACCATGCGGATTTGTAATTGACGCCATCGTAGGTATCTATTCCAGAGATACTAAATGCCAGTTGATTGTTACACCAAACAATGATGTACCCTTGCGTGTTGTGAATATAAACGGATACTTTGATGTAATTCCATGCCGCCATAGACAACAGGGCGGCAGACGTTTGAACTACTTCGCGGGAGGCGGCTTCTATACCCACCGTCTTGGCGTAAAGTTTCAAAGTTGTCTTGTACCCTATATCGACGGTAAAACTTGAACCGGACAGTTCGCCTATTTTAACCTCGTTCACAAACGTCTGTGACGGGTAATACCAACCGGACCACCATGCTGTCGCTCCAACCCCCAGATCGACACCGTTTGTCTTGGTCGCCTTCGCTTGGATGGTGGCGTTAGCGGTGGCGGTATATTTTATGCTTTTCGCCCCGGCGTGAGGATTGTCCGTGTTATCCAAAGAAACGGTAGCGTTGGTTTCCGTTTTCGTGAGGGTAGACGCTCCCTCCAAGGTGTCAGTGAATGTAGGAGCAGCCGTGGAATATCCGCCGACGCCGTGAGATTGCCCATTAAGTTCGCTGTTGTTGTCGAACAGATAAATAGGCGTCGTTATGTCATCATCCAAAACCCATTTACCGCGCCCGGCTACCGCTTTATTGGCCGAATACACATCCACTGGATTCATTGGAGAAGACGACAATCCATTTCCAAAGAACGGGGAAGCGGCGTTGTCAATATGGAGCGAATATGTGTCTGGCAGGATTTGCCACCTTGCCCATCCGGTATCGGTAGTGGTATCGGATATGCCAGAGTAATAGAACCCATCCCATGTGGTGTTGTAGGCGGTCGGGGAAGAAGGATATGCTGGCCCCTTGGCGGCGGCGTAGGACGCATACTCAGAGAAGGTCTGCCCGCCATCGACGGACGCCACCAGTTGCGCGGCGGTCGTGGCTCCGTTGCTGAGGCAAAAGATGATATACCCGTACTGATTTACGTGCGCCGAAAATGACCAGTTGCCGTTATTCCCATCGTATACGGTGCTGATGGTGGAGGGGCTTCCACCTGCGGGCCAAGTAACTCGGGATATATTGCCCTGCGCCGCCGTCGCGTCATTGGAATAATAGACATAGTTTGCGTCCGAAGTTATGACCGTCGCTTGTGTGCTGTCCGCAACGGTTGACCACCCGCCTGCGGTTATGGCGGCACCCTTAAGGGATGTGTAGGATATTGGCGCTCCGTCCGTATCGCCGCCGGAGATCATCAGTACGTTTCTGTGCGGACACCAATAGACGGTATGTAGATGGTCGGGATAGGTTGTCTCATAATCGGTTGGCAACGCGACGTTATCCCACGTTGCTCCATTGTCTGAGGAATACTTTAGATTATAGGTGGGGTAGAAGGAGGCATATAGGTTCCCGCTATTGTCCTCAGCAAAAGAATATACGAAGACGCTTGCGGTGTTGTCCGCCAATACTTCCGTGAAGTTGGCACCGCTGTCTATGGAACGGAACAGTTTACCGGTGGTGTAACTAACGTAGATATAATCGCGGGAGTCCACCCACATCCCTCGGGGGCCGGTCCCCTGTCCACTAACCCATATTTCCGACCACCCACCGTCTGCCCACTTCCATACGTCCATATCGTTTGGTCCGGTCGTGAATATCTGATCGGAATACCCTATGCCAACGGAATTGCCCTTGCTGTAAGGCAATCGGGCAACCCCATTTACATCGGAGTAAAGCCACGCCGCCCACGCCTGCGACGCGAGGGCGGTGAAGAGAAGGGCGAGGAAGAGGCGGCGCATGGGCTACTTCCAGACCACCGTGATGTTCATCGCTGCAGCCGTTCGAATGCACAGCCCGCGGATCGTGTTCACCCCGAAGGGGATCACCTGGCCGGCAACGGGAGATGCGATCGTTGCGATCGTTCCGCTCGAGCAAGTCGTATTGTCGTAGATCGTGATTGCCCCCATGGTCCCGCCGTTGACCACTATCCCGGCCACCATCCCAGGAGAGGCTTTGATGATCGTGTTGTCCGAGGCGGTGATGTTCGTATAGTTGTACCGCTCACGAACGGTCCACACCCCCTGCCCAGGGCCGTCGCCCTCCGCGGCAATCGCCACCGTCGCTGCCAAGATCACAAACGCCAAAACTGAAAACAGAATCTTTTTCATCTCTTCCCCCTCACAGCGAAAATGGTGTCGACCGCATGACGTGGCCGCCCGTCGCTTCCCGGGCTTCGTTGAACTTCAATCTCTCTCGGGTGAACAAAGCGGCTTCGGCCCACTTCTTCTTATCGCCTTCCGAAATCCCGGTGACGTACAGGCTGGCTTTGTTCAAGCAGGACATGAGCAAGGCTTCCTCGGCGTTCTCGCTCCACCAATTCGTGTTGTTGGGAGCTGCCGCAACGAGGGCCGGCAAGCGCCGGTAATAAGACCAATCGCGGGTATAGATGACATCCGTCAGAACGTCGAATACCAAGTCATCAGCGACACGCGCAACCCTCGAGGGAGTGCCTGTTTCCGTGACGGAGGGACGCTCCGTATACAGCACCCGCGAGGATTCACGACCATCGACGACGTAGCGCACGTTGTCCTTGATGAGCACCAGATAAATCAGCTCGAGGAAATCCGAGGGAAGCGCCAGAGCATCCTCCCCCGCCGATACGGAGGCTGTCGTCGGGTGGTACTCCATCGGCCGGATCCTCAGATTATCCTCAAGATCGCGCTGACCAAACCGGATGATCGTGGGAAGCACCTTGTCGATCTGGTCACGGTTCAGCCAGTCGGAAATCGCCATCGACAGTTCCGCGTAATTCATGCCTACCCCTTTCGGGCGGGGAGGGGGGTATCCCCCTCCCCTTTTGCGCTACGGAGTACAGAAATACGTTTTCCCCTTGTTCGTGATGAGCCAGATTTTCGTAAGGGTTGCGTCCCACTTCATCGCAACGATGCCGGCCCCTGGGGTGGTACAGGCCGCAAGAGTTGTCTTGGAAATGGTGTTCCCGGAAATCGTGTGCCGGATGATCTTGCCGCTTGCGGTCCCGATGTAGGTGTACGTCGCCCCCGGATAGACGATCGCGGTGAGCTTTTCGTCGTGGATGGTCGCAAGCAGGGTCAGGATCCCTGTGGCGATCGCCTGGGAATACAGTTTCCCGTCGGAAGTCACGACGTAGAGCACGGAATTGTCGACGCCGGTGATTGCGGTGAATTGGCCCGGGTGTTCGGTTCCGACGGCCGTGAAGGTAACAGCCATCGCCGGCAACGCGATCACCAGCAACAGCATCAGAAACAGAAGAATTATTTTTCTCATCGAAATCCCCCTCGAGGGTGGGGAGGGGCTGGTTCCCCTCCCCGTTAGGTTGATTGCCGCCTACGGGTCCATCGTGTAGATCGCGGTCAGCTTGATCACGCCGTCCGTGACGGCCGTAGCCCCCGGGACGGTCTTGATCTTGAACTGGATCGTGTTCTCGGCTGTGTACTTGTACTGCGAGCTGCCGACCACCGTGGTCCGCACGATCGCTCCCGCGCTGGACCGGCCGGCGGTTCCACCCGAGATGAACCGACCACTGGAATCCCCGTCTCCGAGATCCCAGGTAACGTCCGCTTGGTCGGTAAGGGCGGGAACGTCAAGGATCAGCTCAAGGACGGTCGCGCCGGCGGGGATTTTGACGAGATGGACAATATCCTCGTCGAGAAACGCCGCGAGCATGGTGTAGGAACCGGAGATGGAGCACAACCCGAGTCCGGCCCTGGGCTGGATGCCCCCTCCTGCTTTGGTCTGGTCACTGTAGAAAGGAGTGGTCATTTTTCATCGCCTCCCTTAATGAGCGATCGCGTAGGTGTCACACGCGATTACGCCGAAGTCTTTGGAGTTGAAAACGGACTTCTTGATGCCGAAGATCGACCCGGCCGCCACGCCGAGCTGATTCCCGTAGTCGAACAGCTCTTCCTTCCAGGAATACCGCGCGACGGTTTCCCCGCCGCCGTTCCCGAAGGCGATCGCCGCGGCCTGTGCGCCGAGGAACAGCGCGCGCGCCGCGGGGAGGTTCGTGCCGGCGCCGTAGTCGGAGAACCTGACCACGTTCCGGTGAGAGTGCAGGACGACGCCTCGATACTCGCCCAGGGCGCCGGTGAAGATCGCGGAGTTTTCTCCCGTCTTGCCGGCAGCGGCTTTCTGGATGTCCTGCCACTGGCCGGTGCTGGTGTTGGTCCTAAGATCCGTAACCTGGTAGGGGTGAAGGAGCATGATGTACTTCTTCTCGCCGCCGACCATGATCGGCTGAATCATGGGATCGACGGTTTCGGCCTTCTCCACCAGCCGCTCGATCTCCGACAGGGTAAAAATGTCGGAAGTTGTGATGGTGGCCTTCGCCAGCCCGTTCGCGTACTGGATGTGCGCCGCGTCCGGGACGTTCAGGGAATTCCCGGCGAACGACGTAAAGCCGATCGGAAGAGTGAGGGTGGTATCCACGCCCCGGGCGCCGGACAGGTAGACAAACAGGAGCTCGTCGAACCGCTCCCCCCACCAGGCCGCCAGAGCCTCGCGCGCGGTCGCGCGCATGTTGTACGGGACGCGCTGCTCCGACGCC